GCTCGAGATCGCGACGGAGTGCGCCGAAATAGCGCGATCGAAACACAAGCACATCGAGATAGCCTTGAAGGAAGGCAACCACGATCCGGTCGGCACCGTCGGCCTGCGACAATCACTCCGCATGTACTACCGCAAAGAGAAGAACGTGCACGTCGAGAATTCCCCGAGCCCATTTTTCGTAAAGCGCTTTGGCAAAAATCTGATCGGCGGCGTGCATGGCGACCGGGCGAAGCCCGGAGATCTGCCGATCCTCATGGCGACGCGCTGGCCTGGCGAGTGGGCCGACACCCGGACCCGGCACTGGCACACCGGGCATATCCATCACGAAACTTTGAAAGAGATATCAGGCGTCTGTGTATACAGTCACCGGGCGCCGATCCCGTCAGACGCCTATCACGCGGCGGCTGGCTACCTTTCCGGACGAAGCATGAAGGGGTACGTTTACCACGGCGAAAGGGGCTTCCGGAGCTTTGTTGAAATAATCATTCCATAAGTAAATAACGTTTGACTATAGTGCGTCACCGTACTACATGTAGCACGACAGGGAGCCTGTTCGGGGCTACGTGAAGGGACGGCGAAATGCGTACCAAAGAAGACAAGATCGCGGCTAGGCGAGAATTCTCGCGCCGCCTCCAGACGATGATGATGAAGAAGGGGCTGAGCCAGACTGAACTGGCCGCGGCATGCAAAAATATCGCGCCCGCCGACGTTCGATTCGAACGCGATACGATCAGCAGCTACATTCGCGGCATTGCGTTTCCGACGCCAAAACGGCTTTCGGTCATCGCCACGGTGCTCGGCTGCGAGCCCCGCGATCTCGTTCCGGTCGACTTCGTACCGGTGGCGTTCACCGAAGCGCCGCGTGCGCCGAGCCGGAAGTTCGAATCACTTTCGGACGGAACGGTGTGGCTGAGCGTCAACCAGGCGGTGCCGTTCGACGTGGCTTTGAAGGTCATGGAGATTCTGAAAAGTGGCAGTTAGGCTCTCTGCCGGCAAGGCGGCGCGCACCCTGTGCGTGTCCGCGAAAACGCTGGCGCGAATGTCGCAAAAATGGCAACTTGACGTAATCCGCACTCCGGGCGGTCACGCTCGGTACGACAGAAGGGAAATAGAATGCCTCGCAAGCGCTCTGAAGCGCCGTGGCTCGACCGCAGGAGCAACGGCCGGTTCTATGTCTACTGGTACGACGCCTCCATCCGGCGAACGCGCCAGCTCTCTCTGGATACAAAAGATCCGATTGAAGCGAAGGCTCGCTTCGGGACATTCCTGCTCGAAGGCCCTGGCCTGTACGAAACCGGAAGCGAGGGACTGACCGTGGCCGTGTGCCTCGACCAGTACCTGCGGGAGCACGCCAACCAGGTCGCGGATCCAGTGCGCCAGCACAACGCAGCGAAGCACCTGAGCGCGTTCTTTCGGGGCGTGCTGGTCAAGGACGTGGATGTGCCGAAGTGCCGGGCCTATGTGGCAGCGAGACGCGCTGGCGAGGTCGGTGGCGGCGATCGCCGGAAGAACCGGGCCGGCACGAACTCGACCATTAGGCGCGAGCTTGGCGTGCTGGCAGCGGCGGCGAACCACGCGGTCAAATGGAAGCGCATGACGCGGGCCGAACTGCCGGTCATCGAAAACCCGAAGGTCGAGACGCAGGAAACCGCGTGGTTCACGACGGAAGAACTCGAACTGCTGCTCATGCTGGCGGAAGGGCACCTGCTGCGCTTCATCCGGCTCGCATACTACACCGGGGCGCGTCGTCGGGCAGTGCAGGACCTGACCGCGTCACAGGTCGACTGGAATGCCGGCGTGATCTACCTGCACGAAGAGGGCACCGTGGTCACGAACAAGCGCAAGGCCCGCGTGCCGCTGTTCAAGTCGATTGAGGACGACATCCGGTGGCTGGTCGCCAACGGCGACGGGGAAAGCCTGTTTGGCGGTCGCGATTTCTATCGGCCGTTCCGATCGCTCTGCGAGTCTGCCGGTCTGGCGGACAAGTCGCACCCACACATTCTGCGGCACACCAGGGCGACGCACCTGCTGCAGAAGGGCAAGGCACCATACGACGTGGCTGCACTGCTCGGAGATACCGTAACGACCGTGCTGCGGACCTATGGCCACCACAGTCCGGCGCACCTGAAACTGGCCATTGGAGACGACTGACATGTCGTGGGAAAAACTGGACGAGGCAGTAGCACAGCGGCAAGTGGGGCGCGGCAGTATCTTCGCCATCGCTACGCAAAGCGGGAAAGTCTATTACCCGGTGCATTTAGAATTTGACCACCAGAAAGACGAGTACTGGCCCACGCTCACTCTGCCAAACGGCAAAAACCTGAGCATGTTTGGCGACGACGAACCGACTCATTTTTGGGAAGGCGACTTCTCGCTTGAGTTCTTTCTCGGGCCGCCGCACCCGAACGCACGTACCGATTACGAGGACTTTTGGGAATTCTACGACAGCAAGCGTGGGCGCCAAGCGATGAAGTGCCTGGCCCAAGCATTCGGGGATAGGTGGGGTCTGAAACGCGGCAGGTAGCACCGTAACGACCGTGCTGCGGACCTATGGCCACCACAGCCCGGCGCACCTGAAGCTGGCCATTGGAGACGACTGAAATGGTGCTTAATGTCGGAGATTTCGTGAAACACACCCCCGGCGTGAAATCACGCTCGATAGGTCGAGTTGTGGGTCATAAGAGGGCGGACAAGTCTTACGCACTGATTCTTTGGGAAGGTGAGAACGTGCCGTGGGAATGGCATGAATCCGAACTCGTAAAAACCGTGGCCGGTTGGTTCGACAGAGAGAGCGGAGACGGCGGATGGGACGACGACGCGACTGAAGCCGATATAACACCGCAGGTAGCACCGCAAACACTAGGAGACGACTGACGTGTTGACCGAAAAGGAAAAGGACTACGCGGCCGACTGGTTTCGGGATTTCATGGTGAAGTACGGCCCGTGCGACGTGCACACGCGGTCGGGCAACGAAAGCTTCTACATGTACGCCATAGGTCGCGAAGGCTGGCGCGAGGTGTGGGTGGCGTGCGGGTTTAGCAAGCGCGAACTTGAACTGGAGCGTGAGCGGGGCGGCGGCGTGCCGACATTGCTGCAGATCAAGGCGCCGGATATCGTCAAGGCGATGGGCGACACAAAGTTCGATGCGCCACAGGTAGCACCGCAACCAGCCGTGTAGCAAGCAAACCGACAAACCCGACAAGCATTGATTTAATAGAGATAAGTAGTGGTACGCCCTACGGGACTCGAACCCGTGTTACCGCCGTGAAAGGGCATAGAAGTGTAATGTAGTAAAAAGAAAAACCCCGGCCGTCCAATAGGATAGCCGGGGTTTCTTGCTACAAATCGCGACATTTGCGCGCCGCAATGCAGCGTTACGCTTCAGGTTTCACGTCAGCCAGCGAACTGTGCAACACCACGGAACGACGGGTCGTCGATCGCGCAGATCAGTTCGAACACCTTGGAGCCGTCCGCCGCAGCGTTCGGATCGTAGGTGCCGCGAACGTCGCCGGTCGTCGCCGTTGCCGGGACGGTGGCGTCGCCTGTGACCGTGGTGCCTGCGGTGGCCTTTGCGCCGTCCTGCATTTCGCCGAGAACGCGAGCCGCGCCCGCGAGGAACACTGGCAGGCCGAGAACGTCGCCGGAGCCAACGGTGGCGCCGGTTACGTTGGCGCTGAAGGTGAAGCCCGTGACGGTCTTGAACGCCTTCTTGCCAGCCATCGAGGTGCCGGACGCCGAAGATTCACGCATCACCTTGCCGTACTGGTCGGTGCCGGTGACGGTGAGGATCGCCGTGGTGGTCCACGCGCCGACTACGTTGCGCGGTACGTCGAAGGTCGCCACGCCGCCAGAAGCGAGCGCGCCGGTAATGACGCCGGCAACGCCGGAAGTGACCGAAGCCGAGACGCTGACGCCGTCGGCGTCCGCAACGTCGGGTGCGCCAAGGTTGACGACGAACAGGTTGGTCGCCGCGAGCTGTTCGAGGCTGGCACGGGCGTTGTCGGGATCAACGTCCTGGCCCTGCGCAAGCTGGATCCAGAGGGTCGTGCCGGCTGCGAGCGTGCCGCCAGACTTGTTGGTTACGGTGATGTTCGACGCACCGAAGGAAACGCCGAGCGTACCGTCAACGGTGCTCAGGATCCCGTAGGCGTTGGTTGCGGCCTTGTGGTCGAGGCCAGAACGGTACGCACCGGCATCCTTGTTGGTCGGATAGTTGACCGTGAAGGTGGCGCTGTTTGCAACGGCCGAGCCGAGCGTGTGGACGATGATGTCAAAAGGTTGTGCCATGTGGTGTTTCTCCAGAAACGATTGCGACAGTCCCTTGCTGTAGGAACTGTCGCAGCTTGTAGCATCGAATAGGAAAGGTGGCTAATTAAGGTTTGGTCACGTTTCGCGTCGCCATCATCGCTGCCAGCAGGTCGATATGCGGCAGAAAGGTTTCGTCCTTGGCGTTGAACACGCGGTAGTCGGGCTCGTACTCGAACCGCTCGCTTGCGTGCTCGTCGGTTGAAATCGCAGAATGCGAGATCAAGACGACAATGCCGCCCAGGCTCCGCACCGCTGCGGCCTCATTGTCGAACCGCACGTCGTCCACGACCACCGGCCCGGACGTGGCCAGCACTCGACGCCGCCACGTGTCCACCCACAGTGCGTCGTCGATCAGGTTGCGACCCCACTCGGCACCCAACGTCTGCATGGCGTGCCGCGGCGTCCGGCCGTTGAGCAGGTCGCACGGGACTTCCTTCAAAGGGCCTTCGATGTGCTCGTCGGTCAGGCCGAGCACCCGGAGCATGTTTTTCAAGGCTGTCGCAAACTTCACCCGCGTGTAGCCTCTATTTGCGACAAGCCAGTCAGCCGCAAAACTCTTTCCGCTGCCCTTGGGGCCGCCCAGTCCGATGATCGTGTTCATTTCCTGTATCTCCTGTCCTCAAAGCCTTCCGCGACCAAGGGCAGACCATCCGCCCAGTCCGGAAGCACTGTCATCAACTCGCTGAAATGCTCGGCGGTCCCGACGCGCTCGGTGCTCTCCGCAACGATTTCGTCGTGCACCGTCAGAACAGTTTCGTAACCCCATGCGTCGAGCCCGATCAGCGCCTGAGCCATCACGTCACGGGCGACGGCCTGGCAGGCGTTTTCCACGAGTTTTCCGCCGTATGTCGTCTGGACGCACCACTGGCGCGTGACGCTGTCGGTGCCTTTGAAGAACAACGTGTCCTTGTAGACGATCTCGTCGTCTTCGTTGCGCCACGGCGTCGCCATTTTGTCGATCTCCGGGAAGGCGTATGCGAGCGGCCGACCGCTCGGCAGTTCCATGAACAGAAACGATCCCTTCTTGTAGAAGCGGATCTTGCCGACTTCGTGCTCTTCGCCCGTCGTAACGGTGGCGATCGCTGCGTCTTCCATTTCGCGCCAGAAGGCAACCATTGCCGGGTGCCGGCCTCTCCATCGCACCTTGATGGCCTCGGCGGTCCACCACGACTGCAGGTCGACACCGCTCGATTTGCCGCGGCTGTTCCACCCCTTCTCGACCAAAGTCAGTACGTCCTTCGACACTGTCGACGTGACGAAATCGTAGTAGGTAGCGATCTGGACGCCGTAGGTTTTCGCCATCGTCAGGAAGGCACCCACTCCGCCTTGATATTGGAGTCCCAACTCGGGAACTTTGCCGAATCCCTGGCGCTCCGGGCTCTTCTTGTTGAGCTTCGAAAGCGGAATGCCGGTGATCTCGGAAGCGGTCAGCAGGTATATCTCTGGTCCGGTCCCGTCGTCCTGCGCCTTGAAGGCGTCGATCTTCCACTGCTCGCCGGCCAACCACGCTGCTACCCGGCCTTCGATGTTCGAATAATCGGCTGCTAGGAGTTTCCTCCCGCTCGGCGCGATCACCATGCCCCGCAGGCAATCGCCCACGACGCCGAGCGCGTTGCCGTAGAGCGATTCGACCAAGTCGAGGTTCCCCGTCCGCACGATGTCGATCGCCGTGTTCACGTCGTCGATCTGCGGCCGCTTGATGTTCTGCGGCTGGAAGCGCCGACCGCCCCACCGGCCGGTAGACGCGGCGTGGTATTGCAGAAGGCCCCTTGACCGGCCGTCGGCCTGCGTGCCGTTCAGCAGTGCGTCGATCTTGGCGACAGAAGTTTTGCTGCCTTCCTGGCGCAGCTCGAGGATCCGGCGCGCATTGGCGCTCAGGTCGGCCCGGATCAACAGTTCGACCACGGTGTCTTTCGCCAGGCTCTCGCCCACGTCGAGGTTTTCGAAGTCCCGCAGGTAAGCCTTGATCTGGTTGACCGCGCCCGTGCCGGCGATCTCGCCGTTCGTGATGTCGCGCATTTCGCGGTCGAGCCGTTCGCGCTGCTCGTCGACGATCTTCAAAGCCGCGTTGCAGAGTTCCACGTCCACTGCCACGCCGCGGTCATTGATCTCCTGGTCGAGCCACCAAATGTGCTGCTCGAAATCCGACAGTGGCCGAAGGCGCTTTTCCAGCAAGCGCTCGGCCTCAACGTCGGTCTTGCAATACTCGTAGAGCGTGTTGAGCCGGGCGGCGTCGTCCCACCAAAGCAGCTTGTCGGCGGGCTCGTCCTTGCGCGGACGGCGCGGCTTCGCCATCTGCTTCATCACGCGACTGCCTTTTTCGTCCTTCTGGACGGCGGTCTGCGTGACCGCGCAGGCATCTTCCAGACCGGCCGGCAGCGCCTGTGCCAGAGCCATCGCCATCGTGCAGTACCACTGGCGCAGTTTCGGCACCGGCCAGCCGTAGCGAGGGCCTAGTATCTTGCTGAAGGCGAGCCGCTCGAAACTGGCGTTGTGTGCGACGAGTCGTCCTCCAGAGACAACGTGCTCGCGCACGTCGCTCGGACACGGCTCGCCTGGCACCCATAGCTGGACGGGCTCGTCGTCGAAGGCGTAGGCGGCGCACCACAGGTCGGTGTCCGGGTGGTCGAAATAGACGTAGGCGCCGGTCTTTTTCAGGTTGACCGGGGATCTGGTTTCGAAGTCGATGTGGAGCGACCTCATGCCTCGTCCAGCCAGCCACGGGGTGTGAAGGACGCGAAGGATCGAGGCGCCGGCAAAGTCACCTTGCCGACCTTCTCATACGTCGTGAACTTGCAGCCGCAGTCCTCGCAGAGCCGGCGACGCTTCACCATGTCGGGGATCCGGCGCGTATTGACCACGCTGGTCTTCGTCGAGCCGCAGTTGACGCAGTGGATACCGGCCATCACATCACACTCTCGATGAAGGCTTGCGCTGCCTGCGCAACGACTGCATTGCCGTAACCCCGCAGTCGTCCCACTCGCTCGGAAGCCCCATGAACCAACGGGAATGTGCCGGGTTCAACTGGCCGCCACTTTCCATCCCGGCAGTGGAGCCAGTCAGCAGTTCGCCAGTGGCCGTTAGTCGGGCCGGGCCCGCCGCCCACACTTCCCGCTCCAACAGGCTGTTGATCGGCACGTTCGGCTGCTCGCTGCCATCCTTCCAGTCGCGCGTCGTCGGTGTCGGCCAGCCCGCCAGATGCACCTGATTGTGCAACACGTTCGGATCGCGTTCCTGCTCCGATGGGCTGAACGCCGCGTGCCTCGCGTTCTGCACGGTCGGCGTTCCCCACCAGCCTTTCGGCTCCGCGCTTTCCAACGAACCAGAGCCTTTGTCTGATATGCGGCGCGCCGACGCCCGCAGCGCACAGATCCGCAGCCCCGACGGCGTAACCCGATGCTTCCAGGTCAGCGCGTACAGTGTCGAGCCAAGCGAGGCCGTCCTTGCTCGCAACCTGTTCTCCAAGGACGATTGCAGGGCGGCACTGTTCGATGAGAAACTGGAAGGCTGGCCACAAATGACGCTCATCAGCAGTCCCGCCTCTTTTGCCTGCCGCGGAGAAAGGCTGGCAAGGGCAGGATCCTGTCCAAACCGGCCTGTCGTCGGGCCAACCGGCGAGCCTGAGTGCGTAGGACCAGACGCCGATTCCTGCGAAGAAATGGCACTGGGTAAACCCGTTGAGTTCGTTTGGTACGACATCCTCGATCGACCTTTCGTCGACTTCGCCGGGCGCTATCAGCCCCGCCTTGATTAGCTCACGCAGCCACGCGGCCGCCTTCGGGTCGTGCTCGTTGTAATAGGCCGCCATCACAGCCCCGCGATCTCAAGCAACAGCTTGCGTTGGACCGCCATCGCAAACTCGCCGAAGCCGTTGGCCGTGACCATGAACGCACCGGGCCCGCCGACGACGTTCTCGCTGTAGAAGCGCTCGATGTTCTTGTTGGTGTCGCCACCGGCCGGGATCCCGTAGACCACCGGCACTTCCGCCTGCAGGATCGGCAGTCCGTTGATCTGCACGCCCAAGTCGACCAGCGCGTCTCTAGCCTGCCTTGCATACGGACCGTTCGGGCCGCAGCTTTCGGCTTCGTCGCCACTCACGTCGATCACCTGGCGCTCGGCCCACGGCGCGGCCTTCAGCATTTCGCCAGCAAACACCAGCGCGCCCGCGATGCAGGTGCCATTGAGTGCCGGCAGCTTGGAGAACTGCATGATCTGCGCGGCGAGCATGTCGGCCGCTTCCGGGCCGTCGAGGATCGTCCACCCGATCAAGGTTTCTTGCATGGAGTAGTCGGACCACCGGAACACCGCGACGGCGATCTTCTGGTGGTAGCCGGAAGTGATGGACGCCTTGACCGCATCGCTTCGGAATGCGTCGGCGTAGCCTTCAAGCTGAAGCTTCCATTCGGTCGCGTCGACACTGCTCGAATGGTCGATCGCGAGAACCAGTGCCGCGTCGACCTTCTGCTGTGCGAATGCGACACTCGACCACACCATGCAATACGCTACGAAAATTGCGACAATCAGCGCATCGAGCCACTTCTTCATGCTGGCACCTCCGGGCAAAGCGAGATCAGCATGTGACGGTAGCGCGACAAGTCGTTAGGCGGTATTGCGACATACACCGGCTCGGGCAGGTCGGCCCACAACTCAACCGGCCCCGGATCCGCGAAACAATCCCTCTCGATCGAGAGCGCCATGCGGTCGGCGCCCTTGATCTCGTCGAGAATGTCGTCGCTCGGGTACGACAGACCGAACGCTACGTAGGTCGCGCAGTCGATCCGATACTTCAGCGCCGCGACCGCGCTGGCGGTGCCGTAGTTCGCAGTGTCGAGCGCTTGCACGACCGGCGTCGTGATGTCGCCGATATATGCTTCGTGGGCGTCGTGCAGCAGTGCGTATGGCCGGGCCTTGTAGCCGACCAGATCGGCCACCAGCAGGCTGTGCTGCAGCAGCGTGACGCGCTCCGCAAGGTGGTCGTTGAAGCGACCGATGCGGGCGAACGGGACGACGATGTCATCCATGCGGATGTCTGCCGCCTTCGGCGCGATCAGGTCGAACACGACGCCGCTGTAGGTGAGTATCTTTGTCATAGCGGAAGCTCCTTTCCTTCAAGAACTGCTTCCAACACCTTCTCGCGGTTCGGGATCCACCAGCCGATCCTGTAGGCGTTGGCTATGTGGATGCGGGTCTTCTTGCGGAGCCGACTGATCGTAACGTCGAATATCCGCTCTTGGACCTCGGAGTCGGCGCCGTAGACAGCGGCGTACATTTGCTCGCGGGTGACGAAGCGTCGGCGCAGCAGAAGCAGCAACACGGCGACTTCCATCGGCGGCAGCTTGTACGTGATGCTCAGCGTGAACCGCAGGTCGTCGTCCTGTGCGCCGACGAATGTCTCGCGAAGCTGGCGAAGCTCTTCCTCTAGTTGCTCGATGCGATCGCGCAGCATGGCCGTTTCGGATCGGTGGTAGTTCATCCCAGTGCCTCGGCGATCTCGCGCGCCGAAACCTCTAGCATGCCGAGCGCGACCATGTAGGTGTCGACGATGCTCTCGAATTCCGCCCTGGCGGTCGCGTCCTGCTTGCGCAGTTTCACGATGTGGGCGAGCGCCTTGCGATCGTAGCCGTTGCTCTTGGCCTCGACGTAGACCGACTTGATGTCCTCGGCGAGCGCCTTCTTCTCTTCTTCCAGGCGCTCGATGCGCTCGACATAGCTGCGGAGCTGCTGGCGGCTGTTGTGACCTTCGGTCATGGTGATAGAGTCCTTTGCGATTCTTGCTACAGAAAGGGTTGCCGCTGCCGGCTGTTTCGTCGCACCAGTCCCTATTGAGCCAGGAGCGCCAGCAGCGGCGTCTTCGGGTACGCGAAACCTGTTACCCGAAGAGATCGTCAGAAGTGCTGTTGCCCCGTGCACTGGGCGGTGCCGAATCTTCGACATCGTCAGCCGGTTCGAACTCGTCCTCGGCAGTCACACGCGACCCGCCGATCTTGTCGGCATGATCGAGGTACTGCACGTTGCCCATGCCGAGAGCCACGCCCGGCTTGCCGCCGTCGATCGAGCCGTACCAATACGGGTTGAGCGACACGACGCCCCACCGGCCTGAATAGACTTCGTCCTCGGTGAGCGCCCGCGTCGGATCCGGCCCGACCACCTGCGGCGCGTACTTGCTGTGAACGCGCAGCATGACGGGAAACTCATCGCTGTACTTTTCCAGCGCCTTCGAATCCGCCGTCTTCAGCCACGGCTTGCGGGCCGTCGAGCGGTCCTTGGCCGGCGCTTCGTCCTGTATCACCGCCTCGACGCGCTCGCGCAGCAACGTCAGGTCGGCCTTCGTCGGCACCAGTATCGTCAGGCGATACCGGAGCTTTTCTTCCGGTCCCTTGGGGTTGCCCTTCATGTCCACTGCTTCGAAAAGCGACGGATAGATCAGGCGGCACTTCGGAGAGTGAATCGTGCCCTCTTTCTTGCCGGGCACAAACGCATTGAAATCTCTTGCCATCCTACATTTTCCTCTATTTGCTACTCATCATCCATGCTTACGGCCTCGAATTCGCTTGCCGCATTTGGCTGCGCTTCAGGCCGTGGATCTCCGAGCGGCGCCAGCACAAGCCCGCTCGACTGCTGAACTATCAGCGGCCGAAGCACACCGAAGTCCTTCTTCCCGACGAGCTTTTCGATCTGCGGCGGGCTCTTCAGCTTCCGCTCGAAAATCTGCTCGTCCGTGAAGTCCATCACCAATCGCAAATTCGCTGCGACCGATTCCTCGTCCGACCACTTCCGGGTAGCCCGCTTTTCCACCCATTTGTAGCCGATCGGCATGCGGCCGACCTTCGCCTGGGCGTTCGCGTATTCGCGCAGCTTCTTGCACCACGTCTCGACGTTCGAAACCTTGTCGAGCAAGTCGCCGAGTTCTTCGTTGCTGAGCCCGGCATAGCTGGCGTCCTCGAATTCTTCCGCAGCGAGCGCCAGTGCCTGCTCTTTCAGCGCAGGGCAGACATTCGCGTCGGCGGCCGGGCAGAACTGGCACCACTCACCGGGCACCAGCGGCGCGTCCGGATCGAGCGTAGCGAACGCCGCGTCGGCAAGCTCGCCGGCAAACTCTTCCAGTCGGGCCGGCGTGGTTTCCCACGTGCGGATCCCGCCGCGCGGGTGCGAGGCCCGCGGCTGGACGATGGTGAGGCTGACCTTCGTGAACTTGGCCTGGTTGCCGAGCCGCTTCATCACACCGAGGCCGTAGCACATGGGCTGCGGGTTCTGGTCGACTTCGACCGCGACGCCCCTGCCGTGCTTGTATTCGATCACGAACAGGTGCCCGTCCTTGTAGGCGTAGCAGTCGGCAGTGCCCGACATGCCGTCGACGATGTGGCCGAGATCGACCCGCTCTTCCAACGTGACAACCCACCCGCGCTCGATGAACCCCCGCACGTAGTCGACGTAGGACTGCACGGCGTGCGCCATTTCGTCGGTCACTTCGAACTCGCCGATCTTCTCGCCGAGATACTTGGCCGCGTCGAAGCCTGTCGTCAGGCACTTCTCCGCAAGTTCGTGGGCTGCGGTCCCTTCGGCGCTGAAGACGCTGTCACGGCGGGGAATGCCTTCTGACAATCGAATGCTGCCAGGGCACGCCATAAAGCGCTTCGCGCCGGATGGGCTCAGCTTGCTGTGGAAACGGTCGGCGTGGTTCACTTCGACAGTTCCCGCTCGAGCTTGAACTTCAGCGCCTTGAGCCCGTCGACGGTCAGCTCGCCGATCTTCTCGGCGCCAGCCTCGCGGATCATCTTCGTGATCGAGCCGGCGTCGAGTATCTTCTTGCTGACCAGCTCCGCAGACATGACACGGCACTCGTTCTGCAGCGCCTTCAGGTCTTCGACCGGCTCGGCGACTGGCTCAGCGGCAGGTGCAGAGGAAGCGGGCGCCTCGGTTGGCGGCACTGGTCCGGAAGTTTCCGCAGGCTCGACATAGGATTCCTCGGTCTTGCCACTCTCGGACTTCCGCGGGCGGCCACGCCGGCCCTTTGGCTCGCTCTCGCTCTGCGGCTGCGGTGCCGGCTGCGACGTATCTTCCGCGTCGATCCCTTTCCACTCGATGATCGTGTTCTGCCCAGCGAGTTTCACCAGATCGGCCAGAACCTGCTCCGCCGTCTCGCCCGTTATCCTGATTTCGATTGCCATAGGTCATCTGCCTCTCTTGATAAATTTCAATCTTCGAAACCCCTGCGGGGTGGTCCAGTACCAGACCTGCTGGTGGCTGATCTTGTACCCCCGACCTTGGAGCGCGTAGGCAATACCGCGGACGGTCATTCCTTTCGCTTTGAGTTCCAGTGCCTCGTCGAACCAAGGCGGGGGAATCAATTTCGATGTCACGACGCTACTCACTGGAATTTCGACTGTCAACTACATTTGCTACTTTTACGCCAGATTTAGTACGGCTATACGCTGCCGCTCAGACCGCAATAGCCACGGCCGGAATGCTTGGTGGACTGCAGCCACCGCCAGGCCATGCACTGCGACCCGATGCAGGTGGCGACGTGCGGGTGCTCATGTGCGCTGTCGCGATTGCCGCCGAGATCCGCGTCACGGGCATGCGGGCACCATTTGGTGCGGGCTTCGTTTTCAGTCACGATCATGTCTTGTGTCTCCGTTCTTACACTACGTCAAATTTTGCGTAGTGTAGCGTTCATTTCGTCCTCTCATAGTTCCAATAAAGGACAGCAGCCGCAAGAATTGCGATGGCTGGCGCGATGCTTTCGATGGCGGCAGATAGTTCCCAAGGTGTCATTCTGGTTTCCTTTCCAGTTCTGCGCGGGCGCGGTCGCCGCCATCTTTCGCAAGCCTGTGCCGCCCTAGATCGCCTTCGGCGTGGATTAGCTTTGCAAGCCGCGCCTGTTCACCATAGCATTCAAGCGCCGTGCGCAGTCTTTCGTTCTCTGCCCTCGCCTCGTCCCGTTCGCGGATAAGGGTTTCGAGGGCGTTGGCGGCGTGCCATTCGGTGCTTGTATCTTTGCGGTCGGATAGCTGATCGTATTCGTTGCGAGCCGCTATTCTTCGCAGATTTCCCGCAATCCTGGCGTAGTCGGTCATTCTGGTTTCCTTTCCAGTGCTTTTTCTGTTGCGTCTAACGCGACTTCAACAGAAACCGACCCCGTGCCATGCTGGCGCAAATGGATTTTCGACCAGCGGAGGCCGTCACGGGCTGCAAACAGCGCCTCCCGCAGTTTTTCGTTCTCTGCCCTGAATTTGTTCCATTCACGTATCAGGGCTTCGATGGCGTCGGCAGCCTCCCCCGAAAGCGCATCCCCTTCCTTGCGCTCAAATCTTCGCAGCTTTGCAAGCAATCCGTCGTAGTCGGTCATTCTGGTTTCCTTTCCAGTTCTGCTGCGGCAACGGCAAGTCCTTCGTCCACTCGCCTCATGCTCTTAATCCCTGGTTCTCCCCAATTTGCTTTTATCCAAGCCAAGGTCGTGGCTGCACGTTTCAGCGCCGTGCGCAGTCTTTCGTTTTCTGCCCTGAGGGCCAGCAGTTCAGCAACCAAGTCGTCGCGCTCTTGCCATGCGGCGCTTGCGGTTTCGTAGTCGCTCATTCTGGTTTCCTTTTCAGTTCTGCGCGAACCGCAAACATGCAAGCAGGCGCTCCGCTGTGCTTTTGCATTTCCTCGTCAAGCCACCATCGCTCAACTTGTTTCAGCGCCTCCAGCAGTCTTTCGTTCTTTGCCCTGAGTACTTCAATAGCGTTTAGCAACTCATCCAATTCATGCTGATGAATGACATAGCGCGGGCGAACATACATTCCGTCAAGCCGTGGCAGCGGAAAGAGCCTGTCCTCGTCGCGGTAATATCGAAGCAAAACAGCGTAGTCGCTCATTCTGGTTTCCTTTCCAGTGCTGCAATAAGAACGTCGGTAATAGTCACAGCACGTTTTGCACGGTCTTCATCTGGCCCAAGCAATTCTCGATTTGAGACCAAAGCCGCAGCGATATGTATCGCCGCATACTCGCGCATAGTGAGGCCGGGGCTTGCAGTGTAACTCGCCTCAACCGGAAACGCCGGTTCATCTGCTCTGCTCATAGCTTCGTTCCTTTCAGTTGAAAATCGCCAGCAGGTCCGCGGTCTTCCGCGCATTCGTCCGCTGGATCTGCTCGTCTATGCTCTTCGCCAGCGTGGCAAACCACGCGATGTTCTCGCGCTTCTTCGCGAGGTTCACGATCCGTCGTACCGCTTGCTCGTTCGTACCCGGCACCCAGTCGGACTCCACAAGCACCACGTCGTCGGCGACGCTCAGGTCAATGCCTTCGCCGGCCGAAATCAAGTTGCCGACGAATACGCGCCTGGTCGGATCCGTCTGGAACAGATGTTCCGCCTCGGCCCGCGCTTTGCCGCTCACGCCACCGCTCACACGCAGCGGCTTGTACTTGGCCAGCCCGTCACACAGCGCATCCAAAACTTCCGTATGGTGGCCGAACAAGACCAGCTTCTTCCGGTCCTCGAAATATTCCTTTGCCCACGCAACCACGCCCGGCGCTTTCGCCATCCCCGTCAGACGCCGCAGCCGCATCCCGATCTTCTTGTCGATCTCTTTCAACGCCTGGCGACGCACTTCGGCGCTCACGTCTTCCCGCTGCGCCAGCCGCATCAAGTCCGCGCACACATCGCTCTTCTCGAGTTCGCGCAGCTCGTCCAGGTTCGACTGAGCATCGACGAACAGTTGCTGCACTTCGATCCCCGCAGCGTCAGGGTACACGTCGGCAAATCGGCGCCGCAGAAAGTACGGCTTCAGTCGATCGCGCAGCTCGGCCTTGTTCTTCGCGCCGACGATCTGGATCCCGCCATACGGGCTGAACTTCGTCTTGCAGTACCGATCGACAAACGCACTGCTCGGCATCGGCGTCCCGTTCTCGCGCATGATCGCCTGCGGAAACAGAGCCCTTAGCGTGGGCCAGAGTTCTCCGGGGTGGTTTGGGGCTGGCGTCCCACTGAGGGGATAGACGTGGGCCGCTTTGGAGGCGAGCCCGTCTTTCCGGTCGCAACCTTCGCCGAAGACACCGACGGTCCGGTTGGTGGATTTGTTCTTGAGCTTGTGGGCTTCGTCAAGGACCAGCACATCGAATTGCCTCTTCATCAATTTCTCGTACAGGGCGCCGGTTGCCAGGTCATACGTGCTTATGACCACGTCGGCGGTCGGCTGTTCGGATCCGGCCATCATCACCTGACTACCACGACCGACATAACTGAATCTTCGCCAAGCGTATTGGTGTCCCAACCGAGCCGCACCCGTCGTGAGCCAAAGGACAGATTGTACCCCAAGCAGGTCACATGCTCGGATAGCGGTAGGTGTCTTGCCAACTCGCATTTCATGGGCGAGATAACGAGCGTCACGCGCCGCAAGCCATCTTGCGTCTTCGTCCTGGAGCGGAAGGACAGGATCGAGGTCATTCACCTGTCTTTCCTCAAGGTCGGCAGGTGCCCCCGCATGATGTAGCCTTCGCCGCGGTCGTTGTGGATTTCCACCGCCACGCCGTTCGCCTGCAGCTTGCGACGCGCGCTCGACACCAGCGTCTTCACCAGCGCCGGCTTCGCGTTGTCGTTGAGCCGCACGGCCTTCAGCAGCGTCTCCATGTCGGCCTTGCCGGTCATGGCGAGCGCAGTCAGCAGCCTGGCCTCGCCGGCCGTGAGCTTCCATGCGGGCGGGAAGTCCGGCACGCCACGCAGCAGCGCGTAGTTGTGCTGCTCCAGCAGTTGCAGGCGTTCGCGCAGCCTTGCGATTTCTTGCTCTTTTTCCGACACACTAGTCATGGTTTCACCACTGGCGCTTTCGGCAACGGCATCCAGTGCGTCGGGTTGTTCACCCACACCGAGTAATAGCAGGTGTGCGAGCACCCAAAGCTCCCGCTTGAGCCCGTTCGAGACACTAGCGCCACGCCGTAGTCCTCATCCCAAGTAGCGAGTTCGGATTCCATCTCCCCGCCCGTAACCAGAAAGTCCGTGCCATCGGTCGGCGCCGTCTCTATGCTTCTCCACTTCATCACATTTCGCTCCTTGCGTATTCGAGCAGCGCCACCGCGTCTGCTTCGTTGTCGTCCTGGGCGAGTACCCCGTACCGTTTCTCGACCGCCATCAAAACTTCCATCTTCGAAGCGTTGCCATGCCCGGTCGCGAACTTCTTGATTGTCCCGACGGGCACGCCAGTCACCGGCACGTTCCGCGCATTGCACCATTTGTGCAGCTCGGCCATGAACGCACCGTAGATGTGGGCGGCGTCGGTTCCCTTGTGGGCTCGGACCTCTTCGTACACGACCCGGTCAGGCACCCCGTTCTTCGCGATGCTGTCGAGCAGCACCACGAACTTCTCGAACCGCGCGGCCCAGTTTTCATGCTTCTTCGCCGCAAGGTTCTGCGACCCGCTGTACCGAGTAGACCCGTCGGATACGGCAAAGCCGACTTTCGTGCCGAGATCGAACGCTGCTATTTTCATCTGGCGGCTCCCCTCTAGGAATTTAGTCATAGGAACCTATTCCTACGTCCCACACACCGTCAACTTGGTAATTCCGAATTTACAGTGACACATGCTTGACACACCCCGTTGACCAGCGTCAATAGTAATAAACGCAAATTGCGCAAAAAATTTACCAAGAGAGGATTCCGCAGTGCTTGACACAGTTCGCCCGCGTGCGCTGAGCATGCTGGACCATGCCTTGTCCGCCGCAGAAAAGGGCTTCCCCGTGTTCCCGGTCGAGCCCTTTGGCAAGGTGCCCTTGATATCCGACTGGCCGAATCGTGCCACTATTGATCCGAAAGTGATTCGACAGTTGTGGACCGACGCACTCGGCGAACCGCAGCCGTACAATGTCGGAATCGCCGTCTCGGAGCACGAAGTCGTTCTCGACTACGATGTGAAGGGAGGAAAAAGAGGACTTGAATCCTACCAGCAGATGCTGGCCGACGGACTGCCGCAAGACACGCTGACCGTCACAACGCCGACAGGTGGGCTTCACGTGTACCTGAAGGCTTCCAGCCCGATCGGCAATTCGGCGGAGAAGATCGCCCCTGGCGTCGACGTGAGATCCAAGGGCGGGTACGTGCTGGCGCCGGGGTCGAGCCTGCTCGTCGACGGCAAGGTGGTTGAATACAAGGTAATCAACGACGCACCGCTGGCCGACGCGCCGAAGTGGCTGTGGTCGAAGCCGGCCGCGCCCAATAAAGCGGATGTCCCCCTTTCAACCGCACCCGACCACGACGCGATCGACTACGCTGTCAAGCTCGCCACCGATTACCTAATCAACCGCGCCCCCCAGGCCATCGAAGGCGCTGGCGGTGACGCCATCACATACTCTGTCGCGCTTCGCATGAAGGACTTCGGCGTGCCGGAAGACCTCGCGCTCGACCTGCTTCTCGAATACTGGAACGACACCAAGGCATTCCCGTCATGGTCGGTCGACGACCTCGAGGTCAAGGTCAGAAACGCCTACGCATACGCCAAAGCCCCGTCCGGGCACCTGTCCGCGGCGTTCGAGTTCGAACATGTCGACATACCGCTCACCGCCGATCACCTTGCGCACGATATTGATCCGTCCGATCCATTCCCGCGCTTCACGCCAGTCACGCCAATAAGCCCGGACCAGATCAAGCAGCGCACGTTCATCTTCAAGGATATCCTTGCGAAAGGCATGGTCACGATGCTCGGCGCATCCAGCGGCGTCGGCAAGACGCAGCTCACCATCCAGCTTGCGCTGAGCGCTGCTACCGGCCGGCTAATCGCCGGGCTCAAACCTTCCCGCCGCAAGCCATTCGTCGTATTCAACTGGAACAACGAGGACGACCTCGACGAACTCAACCGCCGCATTCTCGCCACAGTCAAGCACTTCGCGATCGACGACACAAACCTGCACCAGCATTTTCACATCGCGTCAGGCGTGCAGAAAAAGCTCATCATCGCCGGCAAGGACAAGTCCGGCGTAGTCCGGGCCACCAAGCACGCCGAAGCTCTCATTCAATTGCTGAAGGACGCCAACGCCGATCTGTTGATCCTCGACCCGCTGGTCGAATTCCACAGTTGCGATGAAAACGCCAACGTCGAAATGGCGGCCGTGGTCGGTGTGCTCAGACGCATCGCTCATGAAGCCAATGTCGCGCTCCTTCTCCTACACCATGATCGCAAGCCCGACGGCGCCAGCTCCCAAGGCTTCGCCGGATCTCAGCACGCCATGCGCGGCGCCAGCGCCATTCAGGGCGTCACCAGGGCCATCCTCACGTTGTACGGCATGTCCGAGAAGGACGCGGCCGCCTTCGGTATCTCCGAAGACCAGCGGCACATGTACGTGCGCCTCGATGTCGCCAAGAACAACCTTGGGCTGGCCGGGGGCGATCCGGTGTGGTTCAGGCGCGTCGGTGTGCCGTTGCGCGATCGTGTCGGGCCAGAGGGTGTGGATGGTGGCGATGTCGTGGGTGTGCTGGATCCGATCGAAATGTCGAAATTGCAGAAAGCCGAGAAGACCAAATCGCATGAGTCGCAGATAGACGCCGTGGTCAAGGCGATGGAGGGGGCGGGGCTTTTGTGGGTTGGATGGCCGTCCGTCGAGGCGCACTTGTTGGCGTCTGGATACCGCTCCGAAGCGTCGTGGCGTCGCTGGCTTGGCGAAATCGCGACTGGCGAAAGGGCGCTGGAAATGTTCGAAATGAAAGGCGTCGACAACGCAGAGAGCCTTGTAAAGCGTGAAATTTTTATCCGGAAAAAAGGCGCAGATTTTCTGGATTAAATGGAAATTCGTCAGAAAGCGAGCGTGACGAGGCGTGACTAATTTCCCTGACTAATTACGTGATTTTCTGCGTGCATTGAAATCATTGGATTTTTTGCCATAAATCAGGAAATTCGTCAGAAAAATTAGTCAGACGTCAGGCGTGACGAGGGGGTATAAAAAATGTACCGAGTGGGAAAACCATTTAGAATCAATGCTCAAGGCACTTAGCGGCAGAATCGCGTCAGACCAGATTTACAAATGAATTCAATACGTCAAAACGGCATATCTAGCCCTAGAGGGCGTATAGATATGGGGCTGTACGGCCCCTCTATACGCCACGGGCGTCGCTATTTAGAGGCGGGCGATGGCAGACGAAGAAAACGAAGCAGCGCGCCTGGCACGCGAGGCGCTTGAAAACCTCACCCGCCTGCCGCGCAGGATCAACCAGGTCAGGCAACCGAAGGCGAGTATGCTGGAGCGGGTGATCGAGGCGCAGCGTCGGCGCGAGCAACATCGCGAAGTGGTCGAGCGCTACGCACATAAGGTCCGGAAATATTCAAAGGTGCTTGAGGCCAGTCTGGCTCGCAAGCAGCATGCTCGCGGCGTTCCATGGATGCAAATCATTCTGCAGGACGTGGAGATCGGCGAGGCACTGCAGTACACGACGCTGTGCAAGCGGTATCACGAGTGGGCGGCCAATTCCGACCTTGCGGATATGTGGTTCGAACTTCAGCGCATGTGGACGATCGGACTGGTTCGCACGGGCGACAGGCGCGTGATAGGACACGGGACCGGATCGGTGGCATGGCTTACTGCCGAAGCCGCGGAATGGCAGGAAGTCGCCCGGCGCAATCGACTGTGGCGCTTCCATAAGGCGCAGATCGTCACGCTGTGGAAGAAGGCCGACGATCTCGATAACTCCGAGCTGCTGCCGCTGTGGCTCGCGCATGCCTACCCGTTGGTGGCGTGGCAAAGGGCATCCCCGTGGGCAAGGTTGCCCGCTGGCTACGACGAAGCGGACGATCTGTGGATACCGGCCAGACTACGAGAACACGCTCTGCTGCAAGCCCCACGGCGGCGCAGCGACCGCACGATCGACTGACTTAATGGACTCGCCAATAATTTTCAGACTTAATGGACCGGCCAATAAATTTTGGGAGGTAGGCATGCGGTACGGAGCGGCAGTCGGGCTGGTGGTCGTGGCTATGCAGTGGGCGCGCGGCGAGTTCGAAATCATTTCGGCGGTGACGGCGCTCGGACTTAGCGCGATGATAGGATATGCGCTCGAGCTTTACCTGGCGCGCAGGCGCAAGGGTTAGCGGGCGCAAAAGAAAAGGCCGGCTTGTGGCGCCGGCCTTCGCTTTGGAGTGATCGAGCGTGTTACGGGTATAGTTTGGCCAGCAACGCCAGTGCGGCGTCTTCCGGCACAAGGCCGGTGATCTCCCACCGCCCATCGTCGTAGCGTTCGGTTTGCAACCAATACAGTTTCGCGTGTTTTGCGCGGCTGAAAGCCTGTTTAATCCGCTTTGTGTGCTTCCCTTCCGACAGGTACAAAGCTTGCGTTTCGTTTAGCTCAAAGATCACTTCCGTTTTCCCAAGTCCGCGCACGCGCGTTACCGGACCCAAAGCTTTTAGGCCTTTCATTTTCAGCAGGCACAAGTGGTGTAGGCGGTTCGAGTCGATTCCTGTGGAGGTTGCGATTGCTGATACAGGCAACCGTATTTCGTTTTCACTGTTTAACAGGGGCATGGTTTCGCTTCCGTTTCTAAGAGGGTTTGTAGATGTCCGGACGTTAGAAAACCGAAGCGATCGGCCGCATGCGTCTTTAGGCGCAAGCCTTGGACATACACGCATGCCATCCGGACAAATGCACTACACGGGATCCGACTATCGGGGATCGGGCAACCGTCGCTTCGGCCGTTCTAAGGGCCATCCAGACGATTGCATGCGGTTGTGTGACTGTCAAGCCGACCGCCCGATGGTACAGGCGGCCGGCTTGTGTTGGTGCAGCTCCCGGCGCTATGTGCAAACGTGAATCACGATCGCCAGAAAAAAGAGCATGCAGGAGAGGCGGAAAAGCTTGGCGAGTAGGATTATCATGGCCGGTCTTTCCTTTGTTTGCTACAGATCAGACAACTTGAATGATTTCAAACCCGGATTCGGCGAGTCTGTTGTCCCAATACTTACCAGTATCGTTTCCGATAGCTTGAATTGCGGTTTGGGCGTGCTCAAGCAAGCGGCGCTCCGGATCCGACACCTTGCTTGCGGCACTCGCGATGGCGGCGGATCGCTTGTCGTACCCGTAGCCGGACGCGTGGCCACGGACCATCGGGACGCCGGGGAAGTGGAGATAGCAGTGAAGGCGACCAGCGCCATCGCGCGGAAACTTGAAGGCCACTTTGGCAATCAATGCGCCTTGTTTCAGGACTGCGTAAGCGGAGACATTTTGAAAGGCTTTGTCGTGTTGTTCGTATATGTCGGACATTGCGGGATTCCTTTCCTATTGTTGCGACAATCTAGGCGCGAAAAATCAGCCAATGCGCCAGATTAAGAAAGCCGATGGTTAGACCGGCCATTGTGAAGGTGAGAGCGAGATCAATCATGCTGTTACCGCAATCTCCATCGCCCTTGCGAGCGACGTGAATGTGCCTAAATCATACATTGCGCCTTCTGATTCAACCCATTTGCCGACAGCATAGCCTCCGGCGTAAGGGCAAACCTGAATCGATATGTCAGGATTTGAATTGAGGACGTACTCAGCGTCAACGCTTTCGTCCTCTGCGGGCTTACAGGTGAACAGTCTTTTCAAAACAGCCATTGTCGTTTCCTTTCGGTTTTGCGTTCTGGATGCGTACAATGTAGCATGGCGTCGCAATAGTCAATGGGAATTTACACATGAAGGAAAAAAAGCGAAAAATGCCGGTTTAGTACGATGCGCCAAAACGCATCGTTCCTTTTGCCATGTTGATCCTGGACGGCCGTGAACCAAACGAGGCGGCAGAATCGCTCGGCTTGCCGCATGGCGCGATCGATCTCCTGCAGCATCCTAAGTTTCCCGACGCGATGCTATCCGCCCTCGCCAGCAAGCTCACTGCGGACCTGCTGCCCAAGGCTTTGAAAACCGTTGTCGAGCTTTTGAGTGAGCCAGACCCTAGAGTCCGGCTTGGTGCCGCGCGTACCATTTTTGGCATGTCCGTTCCATCTGCGGAACAAACGTTCCAAAATTCCCGCGCCGGCAGTAATGCTCCGCTTGAGCAAATGTCTGCCGAGGAGCTAGCCGAAATGATCGAACGACTCGAGCAGGCGAAAGCAGACAAGGCACTAACGATCGAGCCTGGTGCGCAGCAGGATCCGGGCGATCGGGATGCTAATCCTTTGTTTCAGTTTGGCTAAATACAGCCTAGCTTAGGCTAAACGCGCTCGGAGCGCTGGCGCTCGACACGCTCGAGCGGCCGGCCGCCCGGCCCCTGGGGCGGTCCCGCGCCGTCGCGGTGCGTTCACCGTCAAGGCTGATCTACTAAATTTGGGATTCCGGCAAAATCCTGTAACCATGCAAGGACCGTGCCAGTTTCACGTGAAACATATGCTCGATCGGAGCAAAACCCCGCCGAAGAGCCGGGCCAGCACCCCGCCGAAGAGCCCACCCACCGGTTTGCCGATCGGCGTTTTTATCAACTGTGGGTGTATAAATCCGGACAAAAAGAAACCCCCGGCGCTTCCGCAAACACCGAGGGTTCCGAGCGAGACGCTCCGGGGCCGGAAAGGAGAACAGCCCGCAATGACCACGCCCGAACAACCGCCCGTTGTCAATGGCAAAAAGCGAATGATGTTGCAAAAAATCGCGTAGCACGGTAGGTTCCAGCCCGAGCGTAGCGTCTTCGGGATCGGCGATGGCCCAACCAGTCGAATACAACCGGCAGTACAACTTCACGAACTACCAGGCGCTGCAGCCCACTGCGCCATTGCCGGGTGACGAGGTCGACAACGAATTCAACGCCGCGAAAGTGACCCTGGACGAGATTCGGGCTCGCCTTGCGCTCATCCAGCGCGACGATGGCCGGCTCGCGAATGGCTCCGTCGGCAACGACCAGCTCGCCGCGGTCATTTCGGGACTGCAGCCCCCGACGAACTGGGAAACCGCGCTGGCCTACAACGAGAGTGCCTACGTGCTTTTCGGTGGCAGCATGTATCTCTGCGAGGAAGACCACACATCGGGCACGTTTGGCGACGATCTGGCCGCCGGCAAGTGGAGCTTCATCTTCAATTTCGGCGAGCAGGCGACGCAGACAACGGCCGACCGGCTGGTTTGCGAAGCCGCGGAAGTGGTTGCGCAGGACGCGCTTGACGCTATCGCCGGTCTTTCGGCGATCGACGGCGGCAGGGCGGATAGCGTCTACACTTCGACGGATCCGTTCGACGGCGGGGGTGTCTGATGGCGCGAAAACTTCAGCTTCGGCGCGGCACGGCGGCCCAGTGGACGACAGCGAACCCGATTCTGGCGCAGGGCGAGCCCGGCTTTGAGACGGACACGAACCGATTCAAGCTCGGCGACGGGGCGACCGCGTGGAATTCGCTCAGCTACCAGGGCGCCGCGGGGGCTGCGGTGACGGCTTTGACGCCGCTGACGGTGGCGGCCGACAAGATGGCCTACTACACAGGCGCGTCGGCTGCGGCGACGACGGATTTGAGCGCCTACGCACGGTCGCTACTGGCCGTGGCGAACGAAGCGGCGCTGAAAGCATTGATCAATGCTGAAGGTGGCGTGGATTTCGCGACGCAGGGCGGATTGGACGCGCTCACGACGACGGTGGCCGGCAAGCAGGCGAGCAACGCCCGGCTGACGGACATCGCCGGCCTGACTTTGGCCCAAGGAGACGTGCTGTACTGGAGCGGCACGAACTTCGTGAAGCTCTCGCCGGGCACGTCCGGGCAATATCTTAAGACGAACGGCGCCGGGGCGAACCCGGCGTGGGATACGGTGTCGCAGACGGGCCGGTGGGTGTTTATCGAGAAGCAGGAACCGACTTCGGACGTCAGCAGTATGACATTTTCGGCCAACATTTCGGCCTACAAGGCAATTCGGGTCAACATGCTCGGGCAGATGACCTCGAACGGTGCGTACGCCCGCCTCAACATAGGCCCTGGTGGCGGCACATGGCGGCAGGTCGGCTTGGGAGCGCAAGCGTCCATCTCTGCGGGCATTACCTACGAGTGTTGGGAAGTATGGAACGTCGACAACGGCGACGGTACGAACTTGCGAACGTGCTTTTCGTTGCAGGGTGCGAACAATCCGTCGTCGATTGACCGATCCTCTAACACCAATCAGTCCAACTCGAGCCAGTTGAGCACGGGCGGCTATTCTTCCCACACTGAAACGATCACGTCGGTGCAGATGACTGCGTCGGCGGGCAACTTCGAAGGGTCAAACAGCGACCAGCGCACTGTCGCGACACTGTGGGGGCTGACCTAGATGGCTGTGAAACTCCAACTTCGGCGCGACACGACGGCGAACTGGTCGGCAAGCAACCCGATCCTGGCCGAAGGCGAGATCGGTATCGACACGACTTTGCGCGAGGCGAAGGTCGGCGATGGCGTGACCGCGTGGAACAGTCTCGGTTGTGGTTTGTCGACAAGCGGCGTGTCGGACAACACGATCACCAACTCGAAACTTGTCGACGTGGCCACGGCAACGATCAAGGGCCGGACCACGGCCGGAACGGGCGATCCGGAAGACTTGACGCCAGCGCAGGCGCGAACTGTCATGTCGGTTCTCGAGGCGTTGACTGGTGCGCGGACCTATTACGTTCGCACCGATGGCAGCGACAGCAACGACGGCCTAGCCAACACTTCGGGCGGCGCATTCCTGACCTTGGCAAAGGCCGAAACGGTACTCCGCACGCTTGACCTTGGCGGGTTCACGGCAACTGTCCAGATCGGTGACGGCACTTACACCGCAGGCGTGACGATTACCGGGCCATATCGCGGCGGAAACGTGACATGGCAAGGTAATTCGGGAACTCCCGCCAACGTCATTATTTCGACCACAAGCGCCGACGCTTTTATTTTGCAGAATGGGGCAAGGGCAACTGTCAAGGACTTGAGGCCGCAGACCACGACAAGCGGTTTCGGGTTTCGCGTTCAACGCATGTCAACGCTTAGCTTTACTAATTTGTCGTTTGGCGCTTGCGCAACAGGGCATTTTCTCGCGGCGGACCTTTCGGCAATATCCGCATCCGGAGCCTATTCGATAAACGGCGCGGCTTCATATCACATTTATGCAGCGGCAAATTCGGTTGTTCGTATTGAGGGCACAACTGTGACAATTACCGGGACGCCGGCATTTGGCGCGCAATTTGTGTACGCCGAACAGGGCGCGGTTATCCAAGCGGCGTCTTTGACCTTCTCAGGCTCCGCTACCGGGACACGTTATTCGGTTGTGCAGAATGGCGTCATTAATACAGGCGGCGGCGGCGCTTCGTATTTCCCCGGCAGCGTTGCCGGAATCGCACCGACAACAGGAGGCCAATATCTATGAAAACTTACGACCCGAAAAACTGGTATTGGATTGTCGCCGGCAATGAGGCGCAAGTCTTTTCGTCGGCAACCGGCAACTATGTCCCGGCGACAGATCCGACCTATCTCGCATGGCGTGCGGACGGCACGATGCCGACTCGCATTCTTAACGAAACCGAACTGGGCGAAGTGCTGGCAGATGTTCGCGTTCGCCCGCAGCGCGCCGCTGTTCTGGACGCATACAAGGGCCAGCACGCCAAGCGGATGACCGACGAAGTACAGACCAAGGCGCTGCTTTGGTGCATCAACGAAATTCGCACATTGAAGGGCGAAGCGCCATTGACGACCGGCGCTGCCATTCGGGCATTTCTCAAGGAGTTGATGTGATGCGCGCATTTCTCAAGGCACTGATCCTGTGGGCGCTGGCAGACGGCAAGCCCTACAAGCACGATCCGTCCGCCCTGGACGACGAAGCGCGCAAGTAGGCTGGATTTTTGGTCGCAGAAAGCGTATGAAATAGCAAATAGGAGTATTTTCTCATGGCTGGTGAATCGAACAGGTACTATGCCGGCAGCGAATCGCCGCCAAACGTCTACGACGCCGTTACCGTCAGCACGCCGTTCACCTACGGCGGCCAGAGCTACATTGCTCGGGCTATCGTGGCGAGCGCCGACGGCACGATCGACGTGATGCGAGAGGACGGCACGATCTTCACCGGCAAGCAGGTGGTCAAGGGGGTCAACGTATTCCGCTGCATCCAGGTGACGAACCTGGGCGGCCTGACTCTGGAATGGCAGGCATGATCGCGGTCGGGCTCAGCATTTGGCGCGCGGCGCTAACTGTCGCCGTCGGCGGCGCCCCGGCCGATCCATTCTCGCTTGACCTTTCGAGCAACGGCAACCTGATGTTTGGATAAGGAAAACGTAAATGGCAACCAAACCAGCAAAAGACGCTACGGGTGCATCCTTCGACATGTCGTTCACCAACGTCGGGGGCGAGTGGTACAAGAACGTCATCCTGCACGATGCAAGCGGCAACGCCATAACTCCCGCCTCCTACGCGGAAGATATTGCGCACACTACCGGGGATCAGTTGGTCCCGTCTGGCGCGGTTCGGCGCGATGCAAAAACCGCAGGCGCAGGCACTGATGGCGACTACACAAACCTTTCCGTCAACGCGGCGGGCGACCTTCGGGTGGACGGAGGGCAGGCGTTTATCGTTCGCGTTTCCCCGACTGTGACCGCTGGTGCATACACAGCGAATGATACGCTAGGTGGCGAACAGACAATTGCAGCAGCAGCGCGCATTTCGGGCGGCGGCGGTGTTCTGACCAGCATTCGGATGATTGCACAGGACGACAGCGCAAACCTTTGGGTTGCAAACGATGTCAAGGTTTTGATCTTCCAGAGTAACCCGGCCGGAACCTACACCGACAACGTGGCGCTCGACAGCACTTCGCTGACCGACTCGGATGCGCAGACTCTTCTGCTCGGCGCGTTCTCGCTTGACACGCTTGTTACCCTTGGCAACGTGATCCAGCTTAGTGCCAGCAACATCAACATGCCCTACGTGTGCAGTGGCTCCGCTGATTTGTTTGCGGTGGCGATCAACGTGGGCGGACGCACCCCGGACGCAGCAGCAGGCGTGACATTCGTCTACCACATGATCCGGGATTAACCTTATGGCGCTGATGGGTGTCAGGAAAGCGCTGCTAAGTTCGCCGGTAACGCGCGGGCCGATTGCTGTTGTTTCGTCCACGTCCACTGATGGCGATGGCACGTATAACACGACGCAGATACACAATTTGCCATCCTCGATTGTCGCGGGGAATTTGCTGCTGCTGATTATCTTCAACGGCAACGGCATTGCCGGGGCTCTGACTACGCCAGCGGGTTGGACTTCTTTAACGGCAGCATTTGGTCACGGTTCTGGCGTTTGTCGGTTCAACATATTTTACAAAACCGCAAGTGGCTCAGAAGGCGCAACGCTTACAGTGGACTCTGCTGTGGCCTCGCACCAAGTTTCTACCGCCTATCAAATCAGACGCGCCGGAACTATCAGTATCGAAACGGCCTTGGCAAGCGGCGACCCGCCTGTTTCGGACACGGTTGCTGCAACCACTAATTTGTTCATTGCCGGCTCTGGTGGCGATGCAGGCACCATAGGGTGCGCCTATACAGCGGCACCAACGAATTATTCCAATTTCCTTGAAGGAACCTTTTCACCTTCTTCAAACTCGCAATGCCCAAACATGGGGACAGCCGAAAGATTGTTGACGGCGGCGTCAGATGACCCCGGAACATTCACCACAACTGGAACAGTTTCAAACCAGTGCAGTTTTACAATTGTTATTGAGCCTGCATAATGGTTGACATAACGCGCAACGCGATCACTTGGACCATTACGGGAAGCCCGACAAACGGCACCTTTCTGAATGGTGATCCTTGGGTAGTAGATTCCGGTGGCGGCGTTGAGGTTACGGCAATATCCCCGGCCCCGACCGGAACGGGCGCATCAGCTCGAAACGGGTCCATGATCAACCCGACTACCAGAACACACAATGGTTACGATGGCAGAACGCCAGCAGTCGGGACCGGGACATTTGTTTATAGCGATGCCTACAATGACGGACTTGATTTGCCGCTGACATTGGTTTCCGGGCAAAGCCTTTGTTCGTCTGTGTCTGCCAATCCCGGCGGGGCAATGCCGGGGGATAGTTCAAACCCTGTGGCCCTGACGGATATGTCAGTGCTTACGGTTTTGGCGAGCAATCCCGGCGCCACTGCATTTCGCCCGCCATACATGGGAACGACAAAAACACTTTGGACGCAGGCAGACGTTGATTACGGGAAATTGCCGAACCTGGCGCCGCCTGTTGCATCAGGGTCTGGTGGGTTTCCGGTTGATATTACCGCAATCGGGATGGGCAGCAGGTTAATCTACGACTTTCACCCTGTTTCGTCTGTTGGAACAACGCTTTTAAGGCCATCAAACAATCTAAATTTCTACCCTGGAAATATTCAAACCGGGTCCGGTTCGCGCATTGTGCAATTAGCAATGATTGCAATTTCAAACGAAGCAAATGCGCAAACAGCCGCGAACAGACTTACCCAAATTGGAATAGACTACTATCACGCTTTGCTTTTGTACCCGGACCAATATGTTTACGGCGGCGGGTTTGGCCAAGGTTATATGCTGCCCATTTTGTTTGCAGGCCATATGCTTGGCGACAGCGGAATGTTGGAAGCGGCTGCAACCACTACGGGGTTGACATTAAGTTCGGAGCCAATTCCGCCGTTTCAGGAGCAGGCGTCCTATTACTACAGCGCAAGCGCGTATTCGCAGTACCGACTTCCAAGGCTAAGAAATTCTTATCCTTCCGGCCCTCCTTTGTACGGGGACATGAGCGCGGCTAACACTTCAAGGCGCGATGCAAGCGGTGTTTATGACGGGTGCGGAACAGAAGACGGGGCTAATCCATATTACCCATATCCGACTTTAGGGACGGCGCGGGCGGAGTATATGCAAGCCAACGCTTGTTGGGGGCTGTGCCCAACGGTTCTGACGCTTAGGGCGCTTGGAATAGAAGAAAAAATGCACAGCCCGGAGTCACTGGACTTTGCCGACAGATGGGCAAACGACAACGGTTTATGGGCGTATTTCGATCCGAGCGGGGTTAGCAACAACTACGGCGTTCTGACCACATACCACAAAGACATTTACGGCTTTGGGGGCACCGGAAACGGGTTTGTTTCTGGCATGTGGGACACATACCGCTACCCAAACAACAGCCGCAAGATTTTTGTGTTCTGATATGGCAGACGAACTCGAAAAACAACTGCAGGCCGCCCGACGGCTGCTTGCGATCAAGACGGCCAGAGACGATCTGCTGGCCTATCTCCGCTTGCGCATGCCAAACACGAACGCTCCATGGGATGTCACTCAGTCCCGCTACCAGGTGACGCCGCTGGCGCGGATCCTGACCGAGATTGTCCACAAGATCGACGCCGGCAAGCTGAAGCGCGTGGCGATCTCCGTCGGCCCGCAGTTCGGCAAATCCGACATTCTCAGCCGCGCTGCACCTGCATGGCTGTCCGGTCGCGACCCGTATCGCAACATCATGCTCGGCAGCTATAACCAGGACTTCGCCAACGAGTTCGGCGGCAACGTGCGCGACATGATCGACAGCACGTTCCACCGCCAGATTTTCCCCGAGCATGCGCTGAAGGTGAAGTCTGTGGACCACCTTGAAACCACGGTGGGCGGCCAGCTCAACTTCGTCGGTGTCGGCGGCTCCGGTACGGGTAAGCCAGCAGACATCTTCTTCATCGACGACCCGATCCGGAATGACGACGACGCACAGTCGGAATCTTACCGCGAGCGCCTGTGGAAGTGGTTCAACGGCGTCGTGTTCTCCCGCGGCCACGATGGCACGGCGGTGGTGATCGTTCACACGCGCTGGCACCAAGACGACCTGATCGGCCGCCTGTGCGACCCGGACCACCCGGAGCGCGACGGCAAGTACAAGGGGATCAGCAAGAACTGGACCTACATCAACCTGCCGGCCGTGGTGAAGGACGCCAAGCTGGCGCATGCGCTCGGCCTGCCGCTCACCCCGCCGCAAGATCCGGAAGTGATCGAGCAGTTCGGCGCCGAGCCCATGACGAGCCTGTGGCCGGGCCGCAAGTCACTGCCGCTGCTGGCTGAAGCAAAGCGCCAGGATGCCCGCATTTTTGGCGCGCTCTACATGGGCGAGCCGACGCCGGAAGACGGCGAGTTTTTCAAGTCTGAAATGCTCGAAACCTACGACGTGGGCGAGCTTCCGAAAAACCTGCGCATCTACGGCGCGTCCGACCACGCGGTCAGCACGAAGCAGATGAGCGACAAATCGGTGATCGGCTGCGTCGGCGTCGACGACAACGACACGGTGTGGGTGTTGCCGGACCTCGTATGGGGCCGCTTCGAAACTGACAAGACGGTCGAGCACCTTCTGGCGCAAATGCAGCGGCACAACCCCGCCGCTTGGTGGATGGAAAACGAACTGATCTCCAAATCGTTCGGGCCGTTCCTGCGGAAGCGCATGTCGGAAGATCGCGTCTATACGTTCATCCACCCGGTTACGCCGGCCAAGGACAAGATGACAAGGGCGCAGTCGATCCGTGGCCGCATGAGCATGCGCCGGGTGAAGTTCCCGCGGTATGCGCCGTGGTGGTCCGACGCAAAGGGGCAGTTGCTCAAGTTCCCGTTCGGCACGCATGACGACTTTGTCGACTGGCTCAGCCACATCGGGCAGGGGCTTAACAAGATGATCGCCGCCCCGGTGGCGGCAAACGACGACCGAGCACCCAGTGCAACGACGCTGATCGGCATGCTCAACAAGACGAAACGTGAAGCATCGGCCGGCAAGCGCGCGGCCGCAAACGCAGGGTGGTAGAAATGGCCGACGAGATCGTGGAAACCGAAGCGCCAGAGGCGGCGCCGACCGAAACCGGGCCAGAGCGCCAGCCGGACGTGGATCCAGCGCGCAAGGCGCTCGTCAGTTCGTGGATCGACAAGATCAAGCGCTCAAAGCTCAAGTTCGACCCGGACTTCAAGCGCATGCGCGAGTGCATGCAGTTGGCGCGCGACGGTGCGACGAAGGAATGGGTGCTCGCCAAGAAATACACCGTGCCGATCCTGAACAGGCACATCAATACGCAGGTCGCGCAGTTGTACGCGAAGCACCCGCAGCCGGTCGTGCAGCGCCGCAAAAAGCTGTTGTTCCAGTTGTGGGACGGCACGTCGGAATCGGCGATGGCGGCGTTCCAGGACGCTCAGAAGGGCGACCCGAATGCAGCCGCCGTGCTCAACGAAGTGGCGATGGCTCAGATCGAGATGAAGAAGCTCGACAACATGGCGAAGACGCTCGAGATCGTCGACACCTACTACATGAACGAGCAGAAACTGAACTACAAGGCGCAGCTCAAGAAGATGGTGCGGCGCACGAAGGTGTGCGGCGTCGGCTACCTTCTGCTGGATTTCCAGCGCATGCTCGGCGAGGACTCGACACCCAACCCGGACAAGGAAGCGCGCATTTCTGACGTTCGCACGAAAATCGAGGAAATCGAGCGGATCATGGCGGCCGGCGCGCACGGCGACCTCAAGGAAGATTCCGCCGAAGTGGAACGACTGCGGCTGTTGCTCGTCGACATCGAGCGACCGGAAACCGTTGTCGTCCGCGAAGGCCCGGTGCTGAGCTTCCCGAAATCGACGCAGGTCATCGTCGACGAGAACTGCTACCATCTGAAGTCGTTTGCCGGCGCCGGGTACGTTGCGGTCGAGTACGACAAGACGCCGAGCGAAATCCGTTCGGAGTTCAAGACCGAACTCAACCAGTACCGTGCCGACGAAGAGGGCAAGAAGCGCAAAAACGAGTGCGTGAAAATCTGGAAGGTTTGGGACCGTGTCGCCGAGCAGGTGTTCGTGGTCTGCGATGGACACGCGGACTTTCTGCAGGAGCCCGCGGATCCGGAAATCCGGCTCGACAGGTTCTTGCCGATCTTCGCGCTGGTCTTCAACGAAACCGAGGAAGACGAAACCGACGGCGGCTCGATCTACCCGCCGTCCGATGTCTGGCAGGCACGTCACCCGCAGGACGAATACAACCGCAGTCGCGAAGGGCTTCGCGAACACCGTCGTGCCGCGCGTCCATACTGGGTGTCGGCCAAGGGGCTGCTCGAGGGGCAGGACAAGGCCAAGTTCGGCAATCACGACGCGCATGAGCTATTCGAAATAAACGTAACGGCGATGGATGCGCCGGACGTTTCGAAGATCATCCAGCGCGGCCCGACGGCACCGATCGACCCGAACCTCTACGAAGTCGAAATGGTCTTCGCCGACATGCAGCGCGTGGTCGGCACGCAGGAAGCGAACCTTGGCGGCGTGTCCGGTGCGACCGCGACCGAAACCAGCATTGCGGAAGCGAGCCGGTCGTCGAGCATCGAGGACAATATCGACGACCTCGACGAGTTCCTGAGCGAAGTCGCGCACGCCAAGGGCCAGATGTACTTCCAGACGCTGAGCGTCGATACGGTGCGGGAAATCGTCGGGCAGGGCGCCGTATGGCCCGAGCAGCCGATGACCCGCGAGCAGATCGCGAAAGACCTCATGCTTGACATCAAGGCAGGAAGCAGCGGCAGGCCGAACAAGGCGGCGAAACTGGCGAACATGGAGCGCGCAATGCCGTTCCTGATCCAGTTCCCGAACCTCAATAGCGAGCCGGTCCTGAAAGAATATCTGTCGCTGCTTGACATCGACGCAGACGAGGCGATGGCCAAGGGCTTGCA